TGTTTAATGTAGTATCAGAATCCTCTAACATGATACCACCACCATCTTCTAATGTTAATTGATGTTGTAATTGATCTATAGATAATCTATCTTCAGCAACATCAATTTCTGATCTGCCTGTATCAATCTTCTCACTAGAATATTCAAATCTAGTTGTTCTTAATTTATAGACAGGTAAGTTACCTAATTGAAAGAATGGTTCCTGATCTTCTACGAATTGTATCTCAAAAAAACTATTCATCAAAGGCACATAAATTAAATCACCTTCGTTAGGTCTACCATCTACTATACTATTTGCTTTGTTATCAACTTGATTTTGCCATCTTCTTTTTGCAATGACAAATGTTGTATCTTCTCTAATTTCTAAACCAAATTTAGATACTAATTCTTGTTCGCCACCAAAACCTTCAGCAGTTTCCATATACATCTCAAGCATATATGACTGGTCAAATTTAGATAGAGTATCTTCTCCTAAAACTAAATCTTTGTTGACTAATGTTCTTGGTAAGTAGAAATTATCTAGGCCGTACATTCTTAGGCCTTCTATGATTAAATCTTCGTGTAATCTCTTTTCTGCTGAGTTACCAATTCCATTGCCGCCTTGAAAGTGATGATTGACTGGCATGGCATTATCCTATCATGTAAGTTACAGGCGTTTCGTATGTGCCTCTTATTTCTTCTTCTAATTTTTGTATATCTTGTAGTGCTTCTGAAAATATTTGTTGACCGTTAAGTGTAACACCACCTAACATTGCAACACCATTAAATTTAGATAAGTTAGAACCCCATTGTTTTTTAAGTAATGCTGTAACATATCTTTTTAAGTATATGTCATTATATACATCGGTCATAACAGTTGGGTCTAGTTTTCTAAAACACTCAATTACAAGATACTCGCCAACAGTTATATCTGTTTTCCAATCCATATCTACAAAGAGTTTATTATTATACTGATTAAATCTAATAGGTTTTTCACCTACTAATATATGATCTAACATATCTAAATTTTTCATTACCATTTCATAATGAATAACTGAAGAAGATGAAAAATCATATAGATCATTTAATCTTAATTGGTATCTAACATCAAACATATTCTGATTACCTCTATTTGATAAAGGGAATATTCTTGTAACTGCTAGTACAGCTTCAGGTACAACGATAAAGTTATTTTGTTCAGACCATGCAGTAGTAACTGAATTTTTAGTAACACTTGAAGCAGTATCACCTGAAGGTGATTTAATTCTATCTACGTCTGCTTGAGTTACTTTGTATTTAAGGTATGTTCTTTCAACGCCATCATAGTGATATTGAGCAAAGTATTGTAACGCTTCATCTAATCTATCTTCAGCCTGATCGTCATCTACGTTGATTTCAATTACAGGTTTCCCTAGTGTTCTTAAAGCGTACTGTTTTAATTGTTCTCTTGTTGCTGGGTTGGCCATATTAATCCTTTATTACTATTTATACGATTATTAGGCGTTGCGAAGACGCAATTATGGTGTGTCTAAAAATCGGTTTAGATTAATTGATTATTAACTTGCAGAACCAACAATTGTCTTAACAGCAGATCCAGATGAATCATTAATTACTAATGTTACAGCACTAGCAAAGTGTGAAGATGTTAAGCCTGAAATCGTGTTTGATCCAGCAGCAATTGTTTTGTTTGTCAAGGTTTGTGAAGCAGTCAGTAACGCAATAGCACTAGTGTTTGATAAATCAGTTGAAGCAATAGTTATGTTTGCACTACCGTCAAATGACTGACCAGCGATTGTTCTAGCCGTTGCTAATGTTGTTGCGTCAGCAGCAAGTGTTGCTGTATCAGCATTACCTGTTACATCACCAGTTACGTCACCAGTTACATTTCCTTGAACATTTGCAACTAAAGTACCTGTTGCAATTGTTAAGTTACCTGTTGCGTCATTTGTAGCAGTTGTAGTACCAACTACGAACTTATCAGCACTTTCATCCCAAGCTATAATAGCATTGTCACCAGTACTTCCTCTTTCAATTAGAATACCAGAGTCATTTGCATTTGAACCAGCACCAGAGTTTAACTCTAGTAGGTTATCTGAAATGGTTGTGTTTGTTGTTGCGACTGTAGTTGTTGTACCATTAACTGTTAAATTACCACTTAATGTTAAGTTAGCAAACTGTACGTTAGAAGCCTGAGCTAATGCTTGATCTGTATCAGATAAATCTGTAGCAGCAATTGTAATATTAGCACTACCATCAAATGATTTTCCTGCAATAGTTCTAGCACTTGTTAAAGTTGCAGCTGAACCTGTTGTATTTTGACTACCAACAGCGTTAACGCCAGGTAAATCAATGTTTGCACTTCCATCAAATGATACACCACCAAGTGTTCTAGCATTTGCAAGTGTAGTTGCTGTGTCAGCATTACCAGTTACGTCACCTGTGATGTTACCAGTAAATGTTCCTGCAATTGCACCTGTACCTGTGATAGTAGGTGATGTTAAAGTTTTGTTTGTTAACGTTTCTGTTCCAGCCAATGTAGCAAATGAACCATCTGAAAGGGCAGAGTTAAACTGAGCAGTAGTACCTGAAACAGTATTACTACCTAGAGCGACAGTTTTATTTGTTAATGTGTTTGAAGAACTTGCAGTTATATAAGAACCCAAGTCAGAAATATCTGCCTCAACAATTGTAATTGTGTTTGAAGCAGTGTTAATTGTTTTGTTTGTAAGTGTTTGAGTTCCAGTTAATGTTGCAACTGTACTATCAATAGCGACTGTCAAAGTATTTGATGATCCAGATGTATCAATACCAGTACCACCAGCGATATCTAATGTTTCACTATCTAAATCAATTGATAATGCACCACCAGAGTCACCTTGAAAGTCTAGGTCTGAAGCTGTTGCCACAGCGTCAACGTATGCTTTAATAGATTGTTGAGTTGCAAGTTGCGTAGCAGAGTTAGTCGCCATATTATCTTCGTCTAATATAGCAGAACCTGAAACACCTGTATTTAATACAGCACTTGTAATTGTTTTGTTTGTAAGTGTATCAGTAGTATCTTTTAATACTATTGTACCTGTTGCGTTAGGTAATGATATTGTTCTATCACCAGTAGGATCAACTGTTGTTAATGTAGTTTCGTGTGCGTCATCTGTTGCACCTTCAAATACAAAAGCATTTTGAATGCTAATTGTTGTTGAGTCTACAGTTGTAGTTGTTCCTGAAACTGTTAAGTTTCCTGATACTGTAAGATTGTCGTCAATCGTTACTGTACCACCAGCTGAGTCTATTGTAAGATTTCCTGAAGCAGTATCTATTTCACCTGCAGCCGTCTTACCTAACTGAATATTTCCTTGTAAGTTACCAACAGTAGTACCACCTGCAGTAGAACCATCGTGTAAGATAACTTTATCTAAAGTTGTATCTACCGTTATTTCTCCCGCTGATCCTGTATAGGCAGCGTTCTCGGCAGTAGTACCTCTTCTTAATTGTAAAATTGTTGGCATTGTTAATCTCTCCCTTTTTGTAACAAACTAACTGTATTATTTATAATAATAAGTTATTTTACTCCCTATTTTTTTTAATTATCATAATATTAATTAGAATTTGCAACGAATCCAAAGTCAACTACACCCAATTGTACTGAAACAGTACCCATGTCTATTGTTCTAAATGTTTTGTGATTGCAATCTGTCTTTACAATGGTTAAAGAAACACCAAAAGCATCCTCAGGATTAGCATTTACTCCTGTTTCATCACCACCCAAGTGGATAGTTTGAACAGCAGAACTGTCAATTGAGATTGCCTTAAATTCATCAAACCTTTGATCTATTGTATCATCAACAGTTTGAGCAGTATTGTTTCCTATGTAAGCCATTTATTCCTTAATCCGATATTGCGTCAACGGCACTTACCCAAACATCACAAGAACTAGCAGTATCAGATACTACTTTTAATACATCAGCACTTTGAATAACGTATTTAGCTCCTCCATCTATAATTTGTAAAGTACCACCGTTTTGAATAGGGGCATTTTTTATTAAATAATAGTCATTTGAACCATCATTTACATAAACATCTACTTTGATTTCACTTGTCGTTGTATTTGCAATAGCAATACCTATTACAGTATCGTAACTGTTAGCAGTATGTAAAGTGACTGCTGACGTGCCAACGTTTCTTGCTATATATCTTCTAAAGTTTTGTGCCATATCTATTCTCTCTTATTTATATATTTATAATGCAATTGCCATCGCAATAGCAAAACCTTTCGTTGCTTTATTATCTATTTGTGTTTGAACAGCACTTGTTACGCCATTCAAATATCCAAATTCTGTACTATCTACTGATCCGTCACCCACTAGATTTGCGTTTAATCTGTTAGATGAATCAATAGTTGCATGTTTAGCGTCTAATTGTGTCTGAATTGCACTTGAAACGCCATCTAAATATCCTAATTCTGTTGCAGTTACACTCGTTACTGATACGTCACCGTTACTGTCTGAAGCAAGGGCACGTGAAGCAGTCAAGTCTGCCAGTTTACTAAATGCAATTGCAGCTGATGATTTAATATCAGCGTTAACTATATTAGTAATTGTATTGTTATCTGAGTCTATTGACTTATTAGTTAAAGTTTGTGAACCTGTTAATGTTGCAATAGAAGCCGTATCTGATAAATCTGTTGAAGCAATTGTAATATTCGCACTACCATTGAATGATTGTCCAGCAATCGTTCTAGCATTTGCAAGTATTGTTGCTGTTGCAGCGTTACCACTTGTATCTTGGTTACCACTTGAATTAACGCCAGGTAAATCTATGTTTGCAGTACCATCAAATGATACTCCACCGATTG